AACGAAAAAAACCGGACTCTGACAACCACTACGAAGAAGTGATGGAACGCTCAAGTCGAGAAACAACGGATTACAGTTATCAATATACAAAAACACAAAATAAAACAATGAAAAGATACAAAGACTCAACTGCAGACACCATAGCTTATGGCGAAATTCAAACTTGCATTGGAGTAAACGCACCGGCAATGGCTCTATCCGATTACCTTACCTCGGTAGCAATCAATTTTGCATCAGAACGACCGCTTGATCCACTTGAACCCGAACTTTATCATAACCTTAATTATCTTCAGGTTTACCCTCATGACGTCGATTTGAATGAATGGATGCAGCAATTTATGTGTGCGACTGAAGATTGCAAATCTTTATCAATAAATTTATTGTGCATGATTTCAACTTTGTACGCTGGTAACGCTTATATTGAGAACGGTCATTATCGATATGAATCAAAAACACAACGTATTACTCAACAGAAAGATTATGATTCATTAGCGATTTTAAGTCGTGCAGCTAAGATGGTATTACGTTTAACTAGTGTAAAAGGTGATGTTGTTCGAGATATTCAAAGATGGTTGATTCGATATTTTACTGGAAAAGCGCATGCGTCTTTAACTATTAGCTGGAGCCCAAACTCTTTACTTCCTAAACTTCATGATTATTCCACTAATGAAAATTTGTTAACTTATTATTACCGTACCAAACTACGTTTATATAATATATTGTCAAATCCAACTGAGATATTTGGTGGAAATGTTGATTCAGTTTATACTGTTATTTTTCTTCAATACGCTATTTCACATGGACGACATGGTACAGCAAGTACACCTAAACGATTCTCAGAGTTGATTAACACATATGCACTTCCAAACATTAATCCCGCTATGGCTTTGTGTACGATAAGAAAACCTTCTGTTGGACTGATTGCGGCTAGAGGCATGTTAACTACAGTTTTGATTCGTGGGTATAGCCCCTGTTTGACACCTTACGTTTATATTATCAAACTTGAAACTGAACATCCGTTTCAGAATTCATTACATGTTACCGATGGATCAATAAGAACTGAGGACGAAGTTGTGGAACCAGAACGTGAGTTAGTGGACGTTGAAAATTTAGTTGAACCAGCATCTAAGGTTAAAAATGGACGTTGAAATCTCACGTGCCTATCTTAACTCGGACAACTTTATAATGTGTGATACGATGTCATTTTTACAAGTTTCAGCCATTCAACGGTTATTGGATCAATTTCCTGTCTCAGATCATCCAGTTTTGAAATTCTTCATATATAAATTTTTTGGTGTAGCTGGGGATCCACAGGAAGATTTTGATTTGCATAGAGGTTATCATTATCGAGTAATTACTTTATCCGATAGTTATTTACCGGCAGCAGCTGACAGGATTAGAAATATGGGTGTAAAATTTTGGAATGCATTACTTCCTTTCGAAAAACTTCATTTATATACTTCTGATTTCGATTTTGCAGACGTGGACGTTAATCTTTTTAAACGAATAGTCAATCGTAGTTTGTTGCGATCAACGTTTCCAATTTTAACTAAATATCGATGTTACCACCCCTATAATTTTAAAACTGAACAAGAATGGTTTATCTCGGTGTTTTCTAAAGATGTCGATTTTTTAATTGATCATAAGATGATTCGATTTATTCCAAGTCCACCAGTTGATGATTTCATTTTAACGCGAGAGTTGATGCACAATGCCCTGCCAGAATTAACTTTCAGTCAAAGGGACCAGTTAATACATATCTTTGGATACGGAAAATGGTTGAACGCCTTTAGACGTGTTTATCTTAAAAGATGGTTGAAGTTAACTTATACTCAAATTAATGTCAATTGGGAATTAAACTGAAATAGTTTATATGGCTTGTAGTATTAACCTCCTTCGAACTAGTGGGGGAATCATGAGCTAGGACAGCGGTTTTTTTTAGTC